CAATTATACCATCCTCTACCTCAGTTACAAGATCTATCGTCCCTTTTATGGCCAAATTTCCTGTAATTTTTTTCCCGTCTGGCATTTCGTAATCAAACTTAGCCCAGTCTTCATCTATTTCGATGTCAAAATGAGGCTCTGCTGCGACTATTTTTCTGTTTCTTGGGTCAAACATTCCTTTGTTGTAATTGATTGCTTGCCAAGTAAGATCCTTGCAAAACTTGTAATCTCCATTAGTGTACTTATGTACACAGCTACTGGTATACCAATCATAGCTCTGCTTCAATATATCTTCAACAAAATCGTCACTCTGCAGCTTCTTGCGATTAAATTTTATATCCCCTAAAGCGTCGTCACTCAATAACATCTTTTTGCCATCTTGTTGTAGATGCTGACATCCAGCCAAGACTTCCATTACTTTGTGTACAATCGTACCTAACTGAGCTTTTTTGCCGGAAGTAGACTGATGACCAAGCACATAGGTCAAAAAGTATTGCATCTGGCAATAAGAATAATTGTTGAAACTTGAACTTCTTATATAGGTGACTAACATGCAAACTCCAGTCTGTTAAGAACGCCGTCTATTTGTCGGCAAAAATCCTCAGTGCTATTTGAGGCATTATCTATAATTAGGTCAAAATTTGACCAGTCGTAATTTTCTTTATCTAAAGCGGTTTCACTTGAGTGCCCGTCTTCTTTGAACTCTCTAGTCAGCCTAATTACTTTTCCCCCCGCAGATTTAATTGAGTCTACTTCGTTTGGAAATCTAACATCGGCTATAACTGCTAACGAACTCTGCTCTGAGGCTATTGTTCTGATCGTGTGGTTGACCCACACATTCGTATTCATCCTCCTCATTATATCCGTGCCAAAATATTGTAGCAGCTCTCTGGCCGTCATCTTCTTGCCTTTAATCTTATTGTTAGGTGTAGGCAGGTCACGCCAATAAACACTGGTTTCAGTATTTTTTTGATCATCAGTGCCATAGACTTGCTCAAAAGACAAATCGAAAAACTCCATGCACAAATGCTTTAGCCCGTCTGCGAAACTATACAATTTTACATGGGGCCACATGTTGTGATGGGCATACTCCATGAAGCCAGAGTCCTTTCTGGTTATATCTAAAATCCCGTACTCTGTAGAACCACCTACAATAGTTTTTATTACAAGCTCGCCTTTGTTATTGATAGAAAAATCAGATATGTTATCCATACGCTTTAGTACATGTCCGTGCATGTAATTAGCCATTGTGTTTTTTCCTGATTGTTTCTTACCTGCAATACCAATTATATTCAACATTAAAACATACCTCTCAGCTGGGGCAAAATATCTTCTCTTATTTGTTTCACATTCATATCTCCAACATCTTTTCTTGATAGCCTTGGAAATATTACCTTAAACATCCTACTCATCTGTCTTTGTATCTTAACTTTGGATTCTCTTCCTGCTTGGTCGTTATCAGTTAGTACAACCAGTCTGGTAACACCACTATTTTCAAGTATAATTTGCTGCTGTGCGCTAATGTTTTTACCAAATATACTAATAGCATTATTTACTCCAGCCTCATAAAGCTTCCACACGTCTCCCTGTCCTTCTGTAATGAATAACGTTGAGTTTTTTTGGCCGCACTCTTTAGCTCTGTGATAATTGTAAAGGTACTTGTTTTTGTTGAAACCTTTAGTAAATAGGAATTTTGGGTTAATATAGTCCTTGGTTGATCTTCCGATATAGGCTACTACCTTGTCACCTTCTAAATTATGCACTGGTATGATCGCTCTCGACACCATGCTAGATTTCTTCTGAGAACAATCTCCGACATTGAAATGATCTAATGTGGTTGCCAAAAAACCTCTGGCCTGAAAGTAATCAGACGGTACAGTAACATTGCAGTCAATACTAGCGACCACATCAGACTCATCAACCACAGGCCTGCTCGATAACGCCTTAACCAGTCCAACAAAACCATCTTCCTCTTCCTCCTTTTTTTCTACATTAACTTCCTTGTTATTTATATTCAAGACTTTACATGCCCATCTTAATGCTTTGGAAAAGCCAACGTCCTCGCCTTCCTCTCTGGATAGGACTCCTCTTATTAACCCCAGAATATCGTTACCATACTCGTGCTGGCAACTCCTAGTCCAACAGCCCCAAATACCCCGATCTAGGGAGTAGGAAAAGGCATTTGGATTATCGCTATGTTCGTGGACTGGGCATGGGCAGGTTATATTGTCGCCATTCTTTTCATATTCAATCTCAAGTTCAGCGAACACCATTTCTATGTTATTCCCAAGGAGCTTTTTGATCTTCTTCAAATCCATCTTCTTCAATCTCCTCATTAATATTGTCTAGGTTTTCTTCTTCAATAAGCCCAGTGTCATCAATTGGCATTGTTTGGAACTCGTTTCTAGTTCTCAGCTCTTCTAGTTTTGCATACTCCCCATGCATCCTCAAGTTAATATAATTTCCATCGTCTAGTCCTGCTCCGTGTCTAGACACGATAGGAACTAACTTTCTGTTTCCAGCTCTTGGGCCGTCCTCAGCGAGCTCCTCTGGAGACTTTGACTTAAATATGGAGAATGATGTACACAACCAAATAAGCCTGTCAGAGCCAGACACAGCGTCCGTTGATTCTTTAGTAATTCCATCCCTGTTTAACTGAACAAATGAAAGGCAGGGGAAATCATACTTAACAGCTAAGTTGTGCAAGTTTGTGATCTGAAACCCAAGCGCTTGGTATTCTTGTATATTGTTTGATATGGAACTTGATGACATAAGTTTTAAGTAATCATATACAACGACACAATCGTTAGTTCTTCCGTTCTCGTCCATTTTAACATCTTGTATAATCCATCTTTTAATTATATTCAGTATCTGTTCAAAGGGTTTTCCTGCAACGCTGACATAGTTGTAAGGTATGGATTCTATCTGCTTGACGGCCTGATAAACCTTTTGGTTTTTCTCATCGTCGTCAACAAACTTACCAGTAGATACTTCGTTGATTGGTACTCCGCTAAGATTGGCTATAATTCTATTCAGATGGTCTTCCTTTGACATTTCTGTATCTAATACTAGTACAGGTGTACCCTGAGAGGCAGCATTAATCGCAACATTGTCAGCAAACACACTCTTACCAACTTTAGGCCGTGCGGCTACTAAGTCAACGCACTTCCTTCTTAACCCACCGCCGATGGCGTGGTCGTATCTAGGGAAGCCAGTCGGTATTCCTACAATGTCACACTTATTTTCAGAAAGGAATTCAAGATATTCTAACGCACCTTCCCCAATCTTCTCTGGCTTCTCGCCTCCGTCATCCTCTCTTAGGAAGTCCATGACAGGTTCTTCAAGCATGGAGATTATTTCGTCGATTGATTCTCCTCCGTTAACATCATCCATGTCCTTATGGATTTTAGTTGTCAACTTCTTGATTCTTCTCGCAAACTCATACTTCTTAATCTGGACTGCAAAACTAAATACATTACCTTGATTCACAGGGAAGTCAAATAGAGACCTAATATATGAAATCTCTTCTTTGCTTTCAACTCTTTCGGCATGTCCCAACTGAGAAGCAGCAGAAAGTATTGATGGAATATCGACAGATGAATTTGATTCAATTACTTTTTCAACGCACTTAAAGAGCACTTGATTGTTTTGATTAACAAAAGAACCTGAGTTGATAATATCTGCTATCTCAACATAGGCATCAATCCCGTATTGAAAAAGCGCAGACAGCACTGCCCTCTCTGCTCCAACATCTGATAAATTATGATCCATATTATTTCACGCAATCATTACAACGAACGAATTCACCACTAACTAAACTGGCGGAAATCTCAAAGTTTTTTCCACACACATGACATCTCTTTTTTACTTTCTTAGCTTTTGGCCTTCTTCGGGCTGTCGGCGTAAAGTCGGGGGTGGATACATCTTCATGTTCTCCAACGTCTTCCCAAGTGTTTTCTTTAGCGCTCACTGCCTGCCTTCTAGAATTAGATCCTGTTCTGGAGACTGAAAAATCATCAGACACAGATTTATTTGTCTCCTCTTTGGTGTTTTCTGCTTCTAGCTTTTTCTGCAAAATCTTTTGTAGTTCTTCAATGCTTAGATCTTCTGGGTTCATACTCTTTTTGCCCTTTCTAATAAGATGTCACCTTGACGTTTAAGTTCATATGTTTTGCCCTCAAGGGATTGGAGCCTACCCTCAGCCACAGCCCTCATACCATCCACACTGGCGGCAAAACTGTTTTCTCTAATAATTATTTGTCTCTTAACGTCGTGCTTAGTATATTGGTCAAAGTTTTGTAGATTTGCTGCGACGAGTTTCTCTATCTGATCTTCGCACCAGCTAAGAGCGACCTTGTTTTTGTTTATCTCGTCTTGGATGTAGGTAGAATACCCATACAGTATATAAGCAGCATCAAACATCTCCTGAGTAGTCATTTTTGATAGGTCATCTGTTGTCAGGTTTGCAGCTACAACATACTCTACGTTAAAAGCAGAGTACGAAACATTAGACATGGCTATGTATTCATCTATTGACTTTATATGATCGGCCAGTCTATCAGATGCCTTTAATTGTACTTCTCCACTCATTATCATCTCCTGAATATTTCAAAGTTATAATTTCAACACTGTTCAGTTCACACCATTCTATTTTATCTTCATCTCTGGCTTTTGCAAGCAGAAAATCTGCTTTTGTTCTGTGAAAGAATGGTATATGCTCATAGTGCTGCCGTCCGTGAACCTCAAAAGCCTTCTTAATATTAGGTATGAAGAAGTCTAGGTACAACACTGACTTTTTATGGGAAGATGTGCTTCCCGGAAGTTTTACCTCTTCCAAAACTCTATAGCTATGGTAGACCTCGTTTATTATCTTTCTAGCCCTGATGTGGTGTTTTGACCTTTTTCTTTTGTCGTTAGCCTTCACATCATACTTAGATAGATTAAGATTGTATTCTCTACCGTTAAGCCCTAGAACTTTCAAAATAGCTCCTTAATCTTTTCGTATATAAAGTCGCAGATCTGACTGTTTTCATTTAGGAACTCCGTCAGATTGTTTACTCCTTGAAACTTAAAGAACCTTTCAATGTCTTCATCTTTATCGCCTACCTCATTTTCTTTTAGTAGTTTTGCGATGATAGGTTCGTCTTTCTCGTCTACTGCGCATTGGACAGTATACCAAGCTCCGGCGGTCTTAATAAGCCTGAACTCGCACGCTATCTGGACAACCTCT